GTACACGTGTTCGCCATGGAGAGTTGGAGAGTATGCTAAGACCAGAGATGGGGCAGAGGAATCTTATACTTCAAATTAAGGATGAAGAATACCAAAATGACGTGTATTGGACAGATACCTATAACTTAAACTCCACTGAACATCAAATTGTTAATAATGCACTTAAAGAATTCTCTAAGAGCTTTGATAATGCTGTTACATATTTGATTAAGCAAAAGCTTCAAATATACGACAAGAAAGATAAACCCAATGGATTATTCGTCTATGATGCAACCGCCGAGGAATGTGCTTTCAAAGCTATGGAGTTTGGTTTATCTCTTAAATTAAAAAATGGAGACAAATATTTATTCTGCCAACAAATGTTTAAATGGCTTTGGGAGAAAACTGAACAGAGTCTGGAAAACATTAGAAATTATATTAACAAAGATTTTATGAATGCTATCCTTTTTTCTATAGAAACCTTTGAAAGTACTATAAAAGATAGAATGCCAGATGGTTATGCACGTACTGATATGCTCTCTCAAATACGCTCAGCTACCGAAGCAATAAATCTAAAAATACGAAAAATATCTAGATGGTTCAATGTATCTCAGCCAAAACTTGAAGACGTCGATTTCAAGGCGATATCTCATCAAGTTTATAATACTATCAAGTTATCAAATACAAATTGTGAAACTGATGATCAACTATCAATCAAAGGAGAAACCTTTATGATAAAGTCCAATTATGTTATGCACTATGCAGATATTATGAGAAATATTTTTTATAATATGTTTAAGCATAGCGTCGATGCAATAGATGGAAAACGCCACTTTACATTGAATATAGAAATAACCCCTGATGAAGTCAGGTACAAATTCGTAAATGAGACTTCTGAAGATCCTAATAAATTAAATATGATATTTAAAGAAAAACTTCAGAATACATCTTCCGCAATAGGAGAGGGAGGAAGTGGTATAGCCAAAATTAATAAAATCCTTAAACAAGATCTTGATTGCAAAGAGAACTCCATTGCAATGAATGCAGTAGAAGGATTATGCATGACAAATGTTACTATCAAATTATGCAATTTCAAAGTAAAATGAGAAAAATATTGATAATAGAAGATAATTCTACAAAACTCCAGCATATCAAGGACTTTTGTATCAATAATGTTAAGCAAAGTTGCCTAACAGATAGACAGTCTTATAATACAGCCCAACAAGAAGTTATCTTTCATGGTAGTGAATATGACATTATTTTATTAGATGTCAGTATGAACACCTATGATACAAAACGAGATGAAAATGGTGAGCAAGAACCTTTGGCTGGGGCTAACATATTAAGGTTTATGAAACTTCGTCATATAAAAACTCCTGTCATCGTTGTAACCATGTATGAGAGCTTTGTGGATGGAGTACGTATTAATGCGTTGGATGAACGTTTTGAAGCTCAATATGGAGATATTTACAAGGGATTCGTTTACTTCAATTTGAAAAACGAAGATTGGAAAGAAGAATTATTGTTAAAATTAAACAAAATATTACGATGATTAGGATTTTAATAATGGATGATGATACGGATAAAACAACTCGTATCAAGTCGGTACTTACAGGTATGTGCATGGTCAATGCCGACAATATAGAAATTGCTCGCTCCCTGAATTCAGGTAGACAAAAGCTATCAAAGAATTTATATGATTTACTTCTTTTAGATTTAGTTCTCCCTGTAAGTGACAATGATCCTATAGAACCCGGAAAAAGCGAAGACTTTATCAATGAATTGTATCGTATAGGACGCTTTAAAAAGCCCATATACGTTATTGGGTTGTCGCAGTATGAAGACAAAGTTGTTGCAAATACAGGAAAATATGAAAAAAAATTGTGGAAACTCATCCATTATGATTTGCAAAAGGATGATTGGGAACAAATTCTCCAAAACGCAGTAGAATCAATAGTCTCGACAAAAGAACAGCTATTGACAAGTCTCCATAATAAGAATAAATATAATGTAGGTATCATTTGTGCGTTGTCAGAAGAGTTCGAACAGATGAAGATTGCTTCTGGATTAGATTGGAAAAAGGTAGCTATTGAAGGAATTTCCAACGACTTCTTTGAGGCTGATCTTCGTACAGAGCTAGGTCATACTTTAAAAATTATTGCAGGACGCAATAATATGCCAGGAATGCAGGCTACTTCAGTAATGGCATCATGTATGTTCTCCTTATTCAATATAGAAACACTATTCATGACGGGAATTTGTGCAGGATTTAAAAAAGAGGGAATTGATTCCATCGATTTTGGTGATATATTCATAGCAGAATCTGAATACGATTATGGGAGCGGAAAACTCTGCGAATCTGCAGATGGTACATTTTTTAAGAAAAATCCTAAAATGTTGGAATGTGATTTTGATTTGAAGGGTAAGATGAACACTTTCATGGAAGAGAGACATCCAGAAAATCTTATCTCACGTGTACTTGATACCAAGAATCTTAATCTAATGAAAAAAAATCCTTCCGTACACTTCAAACCCGGCGCATGCGGATCGTACGTCGTAGCAAACAAAGGATTTATGAGAGATTTATTAAAAGAGAACCAGAAACTTCGTGGTTTAGATATGGAGGGGTATGGTCTATATATGACTGCTCATATCTTAGGAAAAAAGTGCATGATGATTAAAAGTATATCTGATTTTGCAGATAGTGACAAAGGAGATACATATCATAAGATGTGTTCATATTCAAGCGCTTGGTTTCTGTTTGAGTTCTTGAAATACACGTATTAGCGCACATTTTTACCATAATATATTGTGTAATGCTTAGAAATATGTACAGCTGCAGTAACAAAATTTAAGAACAAAGATGACTAAGAAGTACATAGCATAGTTGTTTATTGATAATTATAGTTTCTTGTCATTTAAGATGCTCACAGCGCGTCTTATTTGTACCATGCAAATATAAATCACTGATAATCAGTATAGGATATATTTGAGGAAGTGAAGTAAATTAAAGAATTATAATTAATATCATCGCAGTAATCCAATTATAGGTTGCTGCGATTTTTTTATATGGTATTTTGAGATTATAAGGGAAAACCATCAAGGTATTCACAAAAATATGTACCTTTGTGATATGAGAGAGTCTTTCAGCGAAGACTATAAATATTATGTATAACCTAAATTTTAATAATGTTAAGTAATAAAGAAAAAGTCGTCGTACAAAGTGCAGCAGACATAGCCTGCCAGTTACATAAGGGGCAGAAAGATAAAGCTGGAGTTGATTACTTAACAGGTCATCTTTCAGCTGTTGCTAAAATGGGGAACACTTGGCAAGAACAGGTTGTTGGTTATCTACATGATGCAAGCGGAGATACTTCAAACTCAGTGGAGGAGGTGCTTAATTTATTAGATGAAAAATTAGAAAGTCCATTATCAGAAGCTGATAGAGAAGAGTTAGCAACAGCTTTACGATTACTTAATCATCACCTTTCGCCTGATAGGGAAACATATATCCAACGTATCAAAAGCAATGCGCTTGCAACGAAAGTGAAGCTGCATGACCTTACTCACAATATGGACCTTTCTCGTATTCCTAATCCAGCAAAAAAGGATTATGAACGTATTGAGCGATACAAACAAGAGTATGCTTATCTGAGCAAAGCCTAATAAGATAAACCTTAAACTTTAAGAAAGAATTAAAAGATTATGAATAAGATTCTATGGGACTATTATAAGCAATCAGCCGATGGACAGAAAACGATAGAAATGTTTGACCCTAATCCCGATGATGTATACAAGAATATAGAAGCTATCGCAACATTTGCACATAGATTGGATAGTGATTTTAATCCTCAGCAATTTATTGAGTTAGTATATATACATGAGATTAATTTCGTTGAACGAAATCTCATAGAGGAAGAGATTTTTACTCGTGACAGTTTTGAGTATTTTATCGACTCATACGACCTAATGGACTTTGAAGTTAAAGATGATGAAATCGTATGGTTAGGGAACAAATACATCATATCGGCAAATAAGTTTCGATTAAAAGCAGCAGCGGTAGATGCCTTATCTATGTATTTGTATTATTATGATTACTACTTTAAGCCTATCTTTCTTTCACATCGATTTGATATTATACAAAAGAGTTGTGATGCGCTTGGCATAGACTTACCACCAATACCTCGTTCTAAAGACTACAAGAAGTACCTTATGTATTACTATGATATATACGGTATACTTAATGAATTCCAAAAAGACAATAAACTAACAGATGCTGAACTCTGTGCATGCCTATATGATTACGGAGCAAGGGTACTCTTAGATACAGAGGAATTAACAACAGGAAAATTACCACAACCCACAAATGTATGGTTAACAGGAGCATCTGGTAATATTGATTTTAAGTTTCTTGATTCATTAGTAGAGTCGCAACCATCTACTACTTCTATTTGGGCTTGTAATGAAAGAACTCGTAGAGGAGACTTAGTTATTGTATATTGCACATCCCCACGAAGTTATATACATTCAATTTGGCGTGCAGATTCGATCGGCATATTCAATCCTTTTGATTATTATCATTGCAGAACTATTGTACGTAATGGTATTAAACTTCCAAAAATTACTTTTTCAGACTTAAAAGAAGATTCTTATTTCTCTCAGTTACCAATTGTACGAAAGAATTTGCAAGGTATAAATGGTATAAGGTTTTCTGCAAAAGACTACACAGAATTATTGCGATTAGTAAAGGAAAAAGGAGTAGAGAATACAGATTATCCACAACTCTATGCAGTGACTTCTATTGACTTTGGAGACATTATACATGAGAAGGACGTAGAAGAAAACATTCTCATCCCTATATTGAAACGAGTTGGTTACAATGATTCTGATTGGACGAGACAGCTACAATTAAAGGCTGGAAGAAAGGAAAAGGCTATTCCTGACTTTGTATTTTTCCCACGTGGGACTACTCATTTTGAAAGTTCACCCTTAGTAATTGAGGCTAAGTTGGACATGTCTTCGATGATAGAAGAACAAAAAGCCTTCCGTCAAGCCTTGTCATATGCTCGTATGTTACGCTCTAAACTAATGGGGATTTGTGATAAGGAACGACTTATTATATATGCATTAGACAATTCTGGACAATGTAATATAGATAAACCGATTTTCGATAACTATTGGCAGTCAATCTATTCTGATGAACTTATAGGTTCTACATTAAATCAGTTGATTGGGGCGGAAGTTGTTAAAAGCTATATTTAAAAGAGTTTACCTCGAGCTATAAACTTGGGATTATAAGGTTAAAAAAGATCATAACACATATTGTATAAGCCCCTAATTTATTTTTTAATTTATTTGCTTTCATATTTAATACTTCATGTAGATAGTTGGATCTTAGATGTTAGCAAGTAAAAAGGTCGTGATAGGAGTGACTGGAAAGTGAAATGTACTCGTTCAGACTCTGTTATATTGTGAGGGATAAGAGATTGACTTTGAGAAGATAGAACTCTCTTTGGGGAATGTTTAAGAGGCACGAGGAACGTGATAAAAGGTAGTGGTGAGATTGGAAAGAGGGGGATTATTAATTTTTAACGAGTGATGAATGATAAATAAAAAAATATATTTACTTTTGTTACCACTAATGTAATTGTCTTTTGGAAGGTCTACAATTTTCTTTTGAAAGGTTCTCAATGGTCTTTTAAAAGGTACTCGGTGTCTTTTGAAAAGTCATGTAATAATCTTTGGAAAGCTATTTAATAGTCTTTTAAAGGGAGGATTAATTTTCTTTTGAAAGATTATGTTAATATAAAAGAATCATTGAATGTATGATTTGAAGGAGTAAATCTATTAGAAACTAGTAATTATAAATATAAAAAGAAATGAGACATTCAAAGTTTTTAGTAGTGAGTTTATTAGCGTTGATGACGTTGAGTTTCACGGCATGCAGTAGTTCTGATGATGATGGAGGAAAGGGTAAGATAGAACGACCGAAGTATTTGTCTGATGCTGCAAGATACAAGATTACAACGCAGGGATCTACTTGGAAGAGTCTTGAACTAACAGAAGATGGACGCTACTTTATCGTGCATGATGGTAGTGTTACTGGATCTTCTTCACAAGATAATGATGATGTTATCGTCTCTGGAAGTTATGAGAAGAAAGGTAATCGATATGTATTGAATACTGTTGGTGAGCTAACTATCACAGCTAACAATAACTCATACGAATTGCAGTTGACCAATAAAGGGAAGTCTCTCAAGCTCTCTGTCCAGAAGTCTGGAACATTACCTTCTAATAAGATCAACGATGAGTTGTGTCGTACATGGGTGTTCTCTAAGTGTCATATCGTTGTGAAGTATGATGGAAAGAAGGTCTATGATGCATCATCTGCGTCTGTCAATGAGCTTTACAATGGATTTAAATCAGCAATAAATACACCTGAGTATAAGGACAAGTTAAAGCTTTCTAAATCCGCAAAAACGAGATGTGATGCGAATGTAAAACGAAAAGTGACTTTTCTATGCAAAACGAAAAGTGACAAAACAAATACACGCACAGGTAAATAGTCAGCTTGGAAATCGCAGCTGACTGTTTACCATTATATATATTGAGTTCAAATTATTTATTGTTCTATTACCATTTGAACAGTGTTTAATCAGCATTCTTATACAACATCATATCTGTATAAGTTGAATTATAATTCATACGAGCATTGAATTCCACCTTAGTACACTTCTCGAACGGGTTTCCAATATGCCTATTTCGACCTATCCAATCACAGAGTTCAAGTATAGACGACTTATTGCTTGTGAAGTAAACGAATGAGTGGCCTGAGAGAACTGACAACACATCGAGATAATCAGCAAGTCTCCAATACATCTTATATGTTCCTACTTCTGTGCTGAGGTAAGGAGGATCAACCAAGAACACGGCATTGGGTGTGTCCTTATATTGATTAAAAACTTGTTTATAGTCTGCTGAAACAATTGTTAAACCATCCAGATAGCCATCACAAGGAGGATAATCAGAAGAACGAATATTGTTATACAACGTTTCCTTAAGCATCTCATCAATACTTAAACAATATTTCATCGAAAATAAGAGAGAAGAGGATATGGTGATGAAATCCAGATAACCATAACGCTCTTGATGCTTAATTAAGCACTCAAATATCCGTTTACGTGCTTCTCCTACGATAGTCTTATGTTTAGGCAAATCACAAACTATCTTTCTAAGCTCTGAGAGTAGCTCATTAGTCTGTGGCACGTGTTCAAGACGTAGTCTATAACCATCAAAATCGTTATATACGACCTTTGAATGTGGTTTCTCGGACTTCGTAATATGTGACAGCAAACCACTGCCTCCGAACAAATCAACAAATGTAGTTCCGTCTGGGAACTGTTCTAATACCTTCTTAAACTCTTTTGCGAACATCCGCTTCTGACCAACAAAGGGAAGCGGAGCTGCGGAATAATACTTTTTCTTTGTCATGATGTAAAGGTCGTGAGTTTTTCTTTCACAAACATAAGCGTATATACTGATTACACTGCAAATAAATTGCAGTCGGTTTGAAACCGCTTGATAAGTCCATATACTTTGCGCTCACTAATAGCGTATTTCAAGGCAAGTGCTGCCACTATGTAAGACACTTTTTCATAATTTTCCAACATTTGTCTATATTCTGTATATAGGTCTATATATTTTGCGTCATCCAATCTAACCCCAGCAATATGGAGGTTTCTTAATAGTTCCCTGTTAATTTTTACAATCTCAATTATCTTCATATCTAATAAATTTCGTAAATTTGCAAAGCCAATCACTTTTTATTATACAACAAAACGCCACAAGAGCGAGCGAGGATATTTGCCCCCGGTCGCGCTCTTGTGGCGTACGTTGTTAAAAGTGATTGGCGTTGCTTATTAACAGGCTGGGGGCTTTTTAACATCCCCTATTTCGGTACAATTAAAGTCGATTACCATAATCTTTTTTCAGAAAGGACTGACTTAGATTAACAACAGAGGCGTTAAAATTGAAATCAGTCCTACCATAGTTACATGTTAATTAATAGTCAATTTACCAAGATTTACATCTGAACTCAACTCAATCTTAGATAGCACTTCGCCATCTGATTTCTTGATTTTCTTCCCTATGATTGCTCTATCATTCCTAATTCCTCCAGCCTGCTTTTAATTTTCTTTGATAGTATAGTATATCCTTGTACGTTAAGATGTATTAAGTCAGAACGTAATTGACGAGGGACATAACCGTTTTCCATATCTGATAGAGATTCGCTATTAGGAGTAATACCAACATCGTAGATGGCATTAGACGAAGCATACAATCTCCAATTAAGGAAGTTAAGCCCATAGCGATCTTCCATCGCATCCTCATAAGGCTTCAGCTCCGTAGATGTCATATATCTTGAAGGGGCTCCGTGCATGCCAATGATAAGATATTTTTGTGCACCACTAAACCGTATCATCCTGTCTATCTGCTTGATATATTCATCGACATTTTGAAAAGTTCCATTTGTTCCAATCCACAAGATGAGAATATCTGGTTTTTTGTACATCTTAGCATAATTTGTAACTATAGCTGTACTCATTGGGATTGTACGAACTTTTTCTGATGGTTCAGCACGCTGAATATAGTACTTCCCATCATCATATGTCATTACACACTTTTCACCATCAAGATAGCAAGGGTTAATAGTATCTTCACCTCCTTGTAATAGGGGGCGCACGTCACCATTTACAGTAGAGATGTTAAGAGGAGTTCTACTTGTGTCGGAAGGTAAGGTAATTGCTGTTTTCAACCTCATAGGGAGAGAACCTTGCCTAGCTGCTATAGTATTGGTAACCTCACCTCCAACACCAGCGTTAATAACAATAAATCTATCTCCTAGAAGGTCTTTTAACATCTTCGGATAAGGGTTACCTCCAGAACCTGCACCTTGTGTCAAGCTATCTCCCCAACAGACAATCGTTTGAGCTCTACCATTTATGATATCAACGTCATGTCTGACATCTTCTATATCTTCTGCAAGTTTATCGGTAACCAACTTCTCTGTAAGCCCAATGCTGTATAGTGTCAGATACTCTTCCTTTCCCTCTTCCAATGTGACAGCAAGGTAAAGGTCTTTTTCGACTACAAAATCAATGTCAACATCATCATAAACGTCTACTTTTCTATGTTCTAGTAATACTTTTTCTATAGAAAGAAAATCCTTTCCTTCTGATAATGTCGCAACAGCTATTAATCCTCTTGTCTTTCCTATAAGCCTGTAAGTAACTCCTTGCAACAACTTATATTTATGTAACATCCATCCTGCTGCAGTGTTAATAGAGCCTTTCTCATCAATATAATGTTTGGTATCTTTCTCTATGATGTCTTGTTTATCTCTTCTTAGGAGGAATACATTCCGCTTGAGATTTATAATATCTTTTTTAATATCTGTTACAGAGTTTATGCGCTCTTGTAATTCGTCAATTTTAGATTTACTTACAAAAGTGTTTTTATATACCTTAATAGCATTTGATTTGTCATGAGTAATTGCAAGAAAAGTACCATTCGCTGTGAGCTTATAGTTAATATTATCAACTTTATCTCCTTTATTATTCTTAACAAGGATAGGTCTTATATTATTTAATGAAAGATCGTCAGTCTCTGCGATTATGGTAATATTTCCTCTTGATTTCCCACGAATTATATATGTGCTAGCTTTCTCAATCTGATAAATATCAACAATGAAGTCATTGTTTTCACCTTTCTTTTGTGTTTCGGATATAAATGTATTATCTATAGACTGAATGTGTTGTTGCTCAACTTCCATTTCTCTATAAATATCTTTCTTTACTGCATCAATTTGCTTGCTCAAATACTTATCTTTCTCATAGACGTCTTGCAATGTATTACCATCATCTGTTGTAAGTGATATATTTTTCAAAGCCTCCGTTACAGCCTTCTGAGACATCACTTTTGTTACACTGTCTCCAGTCTCCTGCACCACAGAAAGCCCCGTATTTCCACTAACCTTACCCATCAATAGCCAGCCTGGCTTCTGATACGCATAAATATTTCCATTCTCAGAACTATCAGCGTGTGCATCGTCATAGATGCTTACTAACTGACCATAGCGGAGAGCCTTGCCATTAGTTCCGACGGGGTCAGTATCAGCCTCCATAGCTGACTTAGACTGATAAACCTTTTTAATGCCAAGTCCATCAGTTGATTGTTCTAATGAAGCAATGTATGCTAATGTGTCTTCATGCAGCTTACCAACCTCTTCAGGCGTAATGCTGTCTACTTGACTCTTCTCTTTGAGTTCCTTTGCTCTCTTGAGCAGGTTGTATATTGTATCCATTACTGTTTTTATTTTGGAATGATGAAATATGTATTAATTGGACAGCTCGCTGGAGAAGGGAGACTGGATGCTCCTAAGTTTCCAATGAGTTTACCTTTGCCAGATAGTACTTGTATATGAACAATCTGTGTCTGATCATTATTCGAACTTACTCCGACAACAATAGCCCCTGACATAATAGGCGGAACAACAGCACGTGTTGTTGGGTACTCAAAAACGACTCCAGGACCATCAGTCCATTCGGACTTGTCACTTTGCAGATTTACCTTTATAAGCGTATAACCAGATTCTACTCTTCTTAGAACTTTCCCCGTGTAACCATTCTTCAGAAACCATCCCACGTCCTGATATTCACTTTCTGGAAGCCTATCTACTAACATCGGAGCTATAAGGTCAAAGAGCGTTTTCAATTCACTGACATTAAAGACACCTTCTGTCTTCTCAAATGTTAAGAAAGCCTCTGCAGTTTCTCTACAGGCACGTTCCTGGCCATCCTCAAATGTGCGTACATCAGAAGTAGATTTTCTAACACCAACATATAATGGATCATTCCAACTATGAGCAAGCAGTGTATTTTCCTTTATCTCATAAATGATTCCATCAAGCACCAACCAGTTCTTCTTAGTTTGAAAAGTAGTAGTCTTATCCCCTTCATTAAGTTTCTTCAACTCTCCTTGGAAGCGTTCAAGCAAAAAGGCTGATGTATTAGCACCAAGAGCCTGAAGAAGTGCAGACATCTGATTGGTTGGATTCTCCTGCAATGTTTTGAGATCATCGATGTAGAGGGGCTGTCCATCCTCACTAAAGAGCATCTTATTCATATTCGTATATTTCTATGCGGAAAGATCGTCCCGCAGGTTTATAATGATTCAATAGGTTTAATATAGTTGTTAAATTCTGTCCTCCATACTTGTCTTCTGCAGCATCTATTGATGTACATAGGAATGACGGTACATAGACAATGAAAGAAGGCTGCTTAGGGACATCATCATACGCTCTGACATACAGCGGAGGATTACCACTCACATAAACAGGGGTCAGACCTTCACTCTTGAAATGTAAAACAGTCTGTACTCTCTGATCAGCAGAGACGATGTAAATTTGATGCTCTGAAAGAAAGAAGGCATCATTTAGGATCTTCTCTATATACTGAACACCTGCCGTTATGTTGAGACGATTCAACACGTGAGAACGGTAACTATAAAACCGGTTATACAAGTCCCTTATTCCACGCAGCATCGCTTTGAGCAAAGCTACAAGCACCTTACTTCTCAATATAGGAGGCAACAGCTGAAAGCCAAGTTTGATGATATCTAACTTATACCACATAGTTCAATGTATTTCTTAGGTTCACAGTAACAAAACTTCCACCAACAGCGGTGTAATTATTACCGCTGATTTCTTTATATATAGTCCCATCCGTGCTGTACTTACAGATATGCAGTTCCACATCCAGCACACCTTCCACATTCTGTATAGCATCAACCAATTTCGTTTTATTGAAAGTGCCTCCATAGATAATCTTTCTGACATAGGCGTTCACAGCATCCTCTACAGCATAACTGCCGTCTGCTATTCTTACACCTGTTCTGTCAATCACCAATGGGTCGACGTGTATAGTTGCATTGATACTTATTCTATCTGCAGGCAACGAGCGAACAGAGAGCACAACACCAGCTATTTTAACACGATTCAAATACTGTTTGAATGCTGTTAAAACATCTTCTGAAAGAATGGCCGGCTGTCCTCCTGCTTCAGCAGAAGCAAGAATCTCTACGGAAGTTCCTCTATCGCGCACAGCAACATATTTAACAAGTCGCTTCTTCTCGTTTTCCTGTTCGTAGTCCAGTACATGATTTGCTAAAACTTACTTTGTCCACAAAAAGGGTCAATAGTTTTCATCAAAACAGTCGACTGTTTTTTCAAAAAAGGTTGACCTTTTTCACAAAAAGGGTTAACCTTTTTCACAAAAAGGGTTGACCATTTTTACGAAAAGGGTTGAGTGTTTCGTCAAAAAAGAGGATGTGTCTGTTTTGACACACTCCCATATCTGCCAAGGTCTGACCATCTTTTACTTCAGCTTCCATCTTATTACGAAATAAAGAGCTAATATAATAAGAACACCGAATGCGACAAAGCCTGTTTCCATCGCACGCTTTTCAATCCATTTCAAATTCTTTTCCTTGTAAATAATCTTTGGTTTCTCTTTATATTGTTTATGATCCTTATCGTGTATCGTTATTCGGATTGTGTCATGCACTGTTGTAAGACCTTCTACCTTAGCTCCTGGCAGACTTTCTAATATGTGTGTGAGGATACCGTTATGTATTCTTGCTGTTGAGCGATATAAGGCATTCTCCAAGACAGAGACAGAGTCTTTCGTTGCACGCTCCTGGTGATACTCTGGCAACTGCAATGATACTGGCGCAAGACGTTCTGAAACTCTTATGGTATCATGACTGGCAACGTGCAACGTGTCGGTGCTTATGCTCTCTACAGGTACATAGACCTTATGAGAGCAAGCTGAGAAAAGAAAGGCAGTAAGGATAACTGCTAATAATACTTTTAATGTTTTCATATCGGTGTTGTTAGATGTTTGCGTATTCAGTCTTTGCATCGAAACAAGGGCAAGCCTTGATATACTCGTTTGAGGTGATTCTGCCATCGTGGTTCAAGTCTGGCGAGAAGTCACGATGGCCTTGAATTACAGCTACAGGATATTTCTTGTGCAACATACTAAGCAGTGTGCGAAGACTTGCTTTCTGTGCATCTGTGCGGTTGTCTGCAGGCTTGCCCATTCTGTCTATACCACCAATATATGCTACATTGATAGAAACGGAATTAAACCCCTTCACGCCATTGCTCACCTTGTCTTCATCAAGCAGCTGGGTGATTCTGCCATCTGGTGCTACGACATAGTGGTATCCAGGATTAACCCATCCTTTACGGAGGAATTCCTGTCGTAGGCTCTCAATAGTCTGTGACTGATGGCTCGCAGTACAGTGCACTACAATATACTTAATCGTTCTCATTCTTCCTCCTTTCCGTTCTTAGAGTTGACAACTCGGTCGATGTAATTTCTCACGTCGCCCCATTTACTCTGGATGTAGATACCCACACCGAAGATAGAGCCAGCATAAACCAATGTCTGTGATACATACCACAGCACGCTGTCCTTAACATCACCTCCGTTGAAGAAGAAGCTCAGAAAAGCCATAGCTACACCACTTGCAAGCAGGAAAATAGCCGAGCCGTATTGTATCCATTCCTTCGTGTTTCTTTGCATATTGCTTAAGTTTAATATTGTGCATCTATTTCGATGCTTTTGGTTGTTATTTTTATATTAGTCACAGTTTGTCTGTCCATCTCCAGCTGCTCTCTGATGAGCGTTCTCCAATAGATAGGATCATTGTCAAGCAGCATATTACTGATGCCACAGCCAGTCATCGGTCGTTCTTTCAACTCCCCTTTATGTAAGTGAAGTATCAAAGCCTGATTCTGATGCAGCGTATCACCGACAACCAGGCCAGAGGTGATCTTTCCGTCTGCCCCTCGATGCGGTTGTATCACCGCTTCATAATCTATCAATGTAATAGCTTTCATATCAATGCTTGATAGTTACGTCTTCATAATCAGTTTTCTTAAACTCCTGCGCCTTAGTCAGAGGTGGACCTGTTGGACCATGAGTACCCTGGTGTGTATGGCTATTGACAGCTTTAACCAGTTCATTAAGTCTCTTGGTTAAATCCTCAATATTAATCAGTCCTCCAAGCTTACCTCCATTTATCGTTATAGATTCAACATGATCCACAGCTAAGACGACAAGGCTTGAGTAGTCTCCTGACAGACTCCCAATGATGACTGCAGTACCAATTTTTGGAACTATCAGCATCTCTCCATTATCATCTGTTTCAGATGCACGAAGGCGAACGTCTGGTACGAGAAGGTTTCCTATTTCCACATCACAAGTACGACCGCTTACGCTCTTAACGATACCTTGTAGTACAGTCATCTCTTGCTGTGGTGCTACACCTCGCAACCTTTCTCTTAATTCCTTATATTGATCCATATCCTTAGCTTAATCTGAATCCAAGTTCTATTTTTCTCTTACCACCGTCTCTACTGAAAGTTGTTGTTACTGCTCTTACAAAGTAGCAGCCATCCTTACGTGGATAATCTGCATCATAAAGCCACGCCATATCGCCAGGAACACATTCAGGTATGAGCCACGTCGTGATACTTCCATCATAGCCATCGAAACTACGACGTTTAACTTCAAGTTCGCCACGAAGTTTCATACTTGCAGCATCAGAAGTAGGGCATTTTATTTCTACCTTCTCACCACCAGTAGCTCCGACCTCTACCTCTTTTACTGTTCCGTCAGGAAGAAGAGCTTTAACCACTACACGAACCTTGCGATCAGCTGCTTGTCGATAGGTCAGATTGACCGCCTCCACATTCAGCGCAAAGTTATAAAAGCGGTTCACCCCGACAACCTCACCTGGGGGATGCACGTGTAAAACACCATTAGAAAGGTATATATCTGCACCACATTCCTCCTGCACCTTCTTAAGCACATCATATCCAGTAGCATTGTGAACGACAAACTTAGCATAGGTCCAGCTGTAAGAGCATTGAATAGAGTAGTTCTTCCCAATTCCCTGCACCACCTTTTTAAGAAGATCAGCAAGTGAAACTTTCTTCAGTACTTCGTTTTTGAGTTCCTTACGAAAGGTGTACAGATCATCCTCACAAGTCAGCTTAATATTGCCACCATCTGTACTGATTTGTTGCAGCCAGCCAGTAAACTCCTCCTTTAAGCCTTCTTCCTTATATCCAAAGCGAATAATAACCTTATCACCTCTGTGAAGTTTATCTTCAACATCCAAGGCTACATTATACTGCGCACCTGGTAATGTTATAGTTGCCGTATCAGCAAGTAGTTCGACACTTCGATGCACCTCAACACTATCAAGCATTCCAACGTGCCAGCCTCCTATCTCTATGTCGTAAGCCATTGTGTACATAAGCCTATCGTTTTAAGTCCTGCTGATTTAAGAGAAGTTTATATATGTCATCACTATATGCCTTTAGCGAATAGTTCTGATTAGAAGAGCCACTTGTGAAAGGAATCTCCCAGCTTTCAATGACAAGATGTGATATACCGAATATTTCCAGCAAAGGGTTTAACGCTGTCACTCGTCCAGCTTCACAGAATGAGCGTAAACGGCTTACGTCTTCCTCAGGATATTTACCATTTTCACCGATAAGGATACCTTCTATACTGATAGTATAATCATCTTGTGACCACCGCTCCTTAATGCTTCCTTTTACAGCACCTTTGTTAACGTGTCGCCGCACAATGATATTCTGACCTTGCAGACTAATCATTGGCTCAATCGGCAACAACCACTCCTTCGCACCACTTTCTTCAAGACGTAGACGAAGGGGAAGTTGCATAGGTATACCAAGTGCATTAGTGCGAACAGTATCTTCCAACTCCTCATCACTCATTGACTTGATTTCATTATATTCCTCTTCGTCCACCTCTCTAAGCTTATTCACATTGAACAGCCAATAAGGTGGAATCTTGTTGCCTGTGACTCTCAGAGCAACGTTTTCGAGTGCAAATCTTGCTACCTTGTTCATCTGTCTGTACTTGCTGCTATAGCTAACGCTCGGTTCATGCTTTGCAGAATAGTTCGCTCAAGTTCCGCAGTGTCAGTCTTATCGTTCATATAAACATTGATATTATCGAAGAATTTTCCGATGTGCATAGTGATGGAAGTGTTGCGAGTGCCACCAGTAGCAAGTTCCTCGGCTGACTTGCGACCACCTTTCTTACCACCCTTTTTACCTTTCTTTCCCTTCTTGCCTTTGCTTTCACCTTCTCCAAAAACGACAGCACCTGTGCTACCACTTAATCCAGGGGTACTTATCTTATTCTCTTTCTTAGCAGAAGATGTCTTTTTGTCCTTCTGCTGTTCTTGTCGAAGGTGTGTCTGAAAATTCCCTCCAACACCACTCACAAGCTGTTTGGTTCCATTGATAGCCTTGGCAGTACTCTCAACTCCAGACAACTTCTTAAATCCTTCCATCGCAGAGGCTGCTGCTCCTTGAAAGTCTCCAGAGAATAGTTTCTTTAAGGCTTCACCAAGCTTGCCAAGTCCTGCAAGCATCTCGTTGAAGCGATTGATGATATAGTCTTTGATGATATTACCAAACCCCTTTAATGTATCCCACATTGTCAGGATAAAAGCACGAAATCCAGCAAACTTATTCCAACAATAGACAACTGCTGCGACTAAAGCAGCGATACCTATGATAATAAGTCCGATAGGGTTTGCATCCATCGCAGCATTGAGCAACCATTGAACGCCAGTCCATATCCTCGTTACAGTTGTCACAACACCGATAGCAGCTGCATAAGCTGACATCGCTATTGCCTGTGCATTAAAGACTATTGCAGCAACACCAATGACAGACGACAGAGCCAATATCTCCATCTTAAACCGTGATACAAATCCTATAACACTCTCTATCACATTGATAACTTTTGCTATTGCTTCAGCAATAACAGGAACTATACCTATAAAGAGATCAAGAGCTTGAGATACGTAAGGTTGAATCTTGTTATAAATATCAACGGCTAATTGAATAAACGTGTCTTGTAGCGTAGCAAATTTACCTGCGACTGTCTGAGACTGCTTATCCATCATACTGAAAAACTTTCCACCTTCTCCAGAAGCGTGTTGAATTGCCTGCACAACATTTTCAAAGGTGATTTGCCCCTTCGACATTCTATCCTGTAACTTTGCATAAGATTCACCTGTCATCTTTGCAAGTTCCTGAAGCGGATTAAATCCAGCATTGATAAACTGAAGGTTGTCCTGTCCAGCCAACTTACCAGCTGCTGACACCTGACCAAGCACTAATGACAAACTTTGCAGAGCTTGCTTATTTCCTCCAGAGATATCTCCTAACTGTTTAAGAAGTGGTAGAACTTTTCCTGTCTCCACTCCGAAGTTAAGCATAGTCTTCGCATTCTCAGTCAAGTCTAACTTACCAAAAGGTGATTCAGCTGCAAACTTGGCAATTTCAGAAAGCATTCCTTTAGCTTTTGTCTCACTTCCTACTAAGGTTGTAAAGGCAACGGCTGTTTGTTCTGCTTCTGCACCTATCTTAGTAATAGCACCAATAGCACCAGCTGTAAGAGCATAGGGATTGGTAAGGAGTTCCATACCAGGAATGGACATCAGTGAACTCTTGAGTGTCGAAAATGAAAAAGCCTCACGTAGGCGTGCACCTGTAGTACGTGCCTTACGTGATATATCGTCCAGCTGGGTGGAAGTCTGACGAGCAACCGTCAGAACATTACCACCATCTGCTTGTAGTTTTATTAAAAACTTAAGTACGCTGTCCATTAGAGTCCTTTTCTATTTTTCTTATCTCTTTGAGTGCGCTGAGTGTTGATGCCCATTTCTCGTCTGGTAGGAGTTCAGGGTCAACGCTTAGGTAGTAGCGCAGCATAGTATCTATGAAGATAATATCCTGGGCGTTGTCAAAGTCATCAACCCCGGCCTCCTCTAAAGTTTTTTTATCTCAGCCTCCTTTACTTTCAAGACCTCATCCATCTTGGCAACTACTGCCATGAAGAGTTCATCATTGGTTTTGATTTCCTCATCACCAGCAACCCAGAGTTGCTTCAACATGACTTCGCTCATTTTGATAGGGTCTTTGATTACGCTGGCATAGCTCAGGTCCTGACGTGTAGGCTTGTGCAACACACAAGACTTGCCCTCTACGCTGATTTCAAACAAATCACCATGCGTGACTTTCCACTTATTGATATCTTCTTTTGAATAATTCATATCTTCGATATTTGATTGTTAATAACTCTTTTGGTCAATGTAGATGAATGGCAGAGACTTTTCTTGAAACTTGTCACCTTGCTTCCATTCTGTCTGATCTTCTGTCAACTCCACTCCTTTGAGAATGTCTGTTGTGATAGGATCACCGTTTTCAGGATTTCCGTAAGCCACAACGATATCAAAACTCATATTGAGGATATTGCCATTAGCAGCACTCTTCAAAGCTTGGTACTCGCTCTGCAGTAATGTCAGTTCACCACTGTAATCTATATTGCCATGCTGAATACCGTGAGGCTTGTTGCCTTTGGCATACAGCAGTTCTTTCTCTTGCTTCGAGCCATATTTCACGCCTCGAAGTCCAGTTACAGGCCTACCTGCAACAACTACGGTCACATCTGACCACTCGTATTCCTTAGTATTTACCATATCTATACTGTTGTTACTTGGAAACCAAGGTTGACATCAACATAGCGAGCATAACCGAATGGACGAACCTTCAATGTCATTTCAACCTTTGAAGTCGCTACTACATTCTGTTTTGGGTCTATGTAGCATGAACAACCTTCGCCGTTATCACTGGCACTCAATTCTCCTGTAGCTGTCATAGAGCGGTTAACAGCGTTCTCTACTGTCTGCTGCCAGCTTGTAATAACCCCTGTCTGCATTGTGCCGTCAGAATTGATTTCCAACTCATCCAGCATCATATCCAACAGTGTGTTATAGGCAATACGATAAGCCTTATCAATGACACGGCGGTTTGACAGATGAGCATAATCATCAGTCTCGACACACGCCAATCGGTCGTCAGCAAAGAAGTAACCACTGCGCCCAACATACTTTCGTGCTGTGATATAGCCCTTGTCGTGAATAGAAGAGATAACTTCACTATCCTCTTCTACCTTCTTCTTGCCAACATAGAGCAGAGTTGTTTTCAATGCTCCATTCTTGACACGACCAATATTACGCTGTACAGGAAGGCTTGCTAAGCGACCTGCTAAAGTTCCAACACATGCACCCTGTGAGTCAACTTCCGTGTCACCCAACAGAACACCGACACGATTGTACGTTTCGTTGCTAAGGTCTTTCAGCGTTGTACCTGTATAACCACGTCCTTCCAAGATAAAGAACAATGGAGCATACAGGTCAGTTGTTGACCATTCAGCCATCTGTTGTGCCTTTACTAATGCGGTGAACACGTCTGCATCCAAGCCATCTGTAGCAGATACTTTTGTTGCATTGTCACGTGCTACGAAGACACCACGCAATACACCATTCTGACTAACAATAAGTTTCTTTACTGCTCCAGTCTGGCGGTCGCAGAGTTCCGTCATACTCTTAGCCTTATCAACTCCGAAGATTACCAGCTTGGTACCATTCTCAGCCTCTGTGTAGAAGTCTGAGATATGCTTATAAAGTCTGGCGTTATTAGCTGCAGTGATACCGAGTGCCGTCAGACTGTCCATACTCTGAATAGTGTAAGCACGTTCCAAAGCAAACGAGTCATTGACAGCAGTCGCACTACATACCAAGGCGAACAGGCCGTCGGGACTTTCCCCGACGGTGCCCAGTAGGCCATTCATGTATCTGATTCTAATTCTCGGTAACATGACTCAAAAGTTAAGCGGTTAAAGATTCTGCGAGAAGGTAGACACCCTTCTTGTCGTAGCGACGAACGCAACCACCAGTACGTATCAAGAAAGAGTATATGTCACCATAGTACAGTGGATTATCAGTTGAGTCAAACATCTTGACCTCACCCATAGCACGGCTAACAGAATTCTCGTGCCAAGCAAGAGCAGCTGCAAGTTCGTCTGCGGTATCTTGCTTATCCCAGCTAAGAACCTTCTTTGTGCCGTTATTAAGGCGAAGAACTCGACTTCTTTTCATGATGTTGAAGCCATAGAGATTTCCAAGGATACCCTTCTGCTGGTCAGCAGAGTTAAGGAACATAAACTGATCCTTTTCAGCAAGGTCTGCTAACAAGTCAGCATACATAAACGCGTCAAGCAAGAGGTAACGTCCCTGCTCTGGAACATTGTCTGCATCCATAGCAGTCATAAGCTTACGAACATCTGCCTTACAGATAGACTTACGCATACCTGTAGCAGCAGACGATGTATGAGCTGTGGTTTTGCTTGTACCTGACGTACTGATGATGTTTTTAGTATCAACACCCTGACCCCAACGATCAAGCAAATTGAGATGAGCAGCCTCTTGCAACTGAGCGCGGTCATTACTCAAGATAGAGTTACGCTTGTTATAGCTAAGCTCCACCATGTCGATATTTGGAATGTACACAGGGTCAGTTGTCAGCTCGTCCATATCGTACTCAAGATCGTGGTCAGTACGTTGCTTGCTTGTAGCAGGCTTCTGAGTGCGGTTCCTCTCTACGTTTGAAGGAGCACCAGCGTTAGGAATGTGTACCTTCCGATTTTCAACAAACACTGAGTCGTCAACACTCTTAGAAGCAAAGGAATTGTCAGGATAGAAGTTCTCAACAATGTCTGACTGCCAGATTTCTTTGTTTAATGCCATAGTTTCTTATCTTTTAAATTTGTATTGTATTTCTTACTCGCGGTAGTCTACACCGAACTTCTCCTTGAACTTGGCTGCAAAAAGGTCCTTGTTCTGACTCTTCAAGTCACCAAGACGTCCTGCTTTGTCAAGTTCGTCCCAAGTCTTATTGGTGAAACTGTCGCTACCAGTACCATCTGGATTGATGTACGAAGCAGCACGAGGCTTAGGCGTCTGCTTGATGCTGTTCAAGAGTTCTTCTGTAGTAACACGGTCTGCAGCCATAAGCTTAACATAGTGTGCTTTCTGCTCTGCTGTAATACGACCGTCACTGATAGCCTTGTCAATGATAGCCTCCTGCTCTTTTGCTTCAGATAACTGAAGCTGCTGTTTGTACTCAGCATTGGCTGTTTCAAGAGCATCTACCTTGGTTGCCTTGTTTGCCAACTCTCTGACTTTGTTCACAATTGCAGCCTCATCATTGATATTGCTAAATGATGGGATGCTCTTTAATTGGTCTATTAATGCCATGTTTTGATAGTTTTTTGGTTGATTTGTCAACCTGTTATTGAAATATTGATATATCTCCTCATGAGTTGTTGGTGCTGGACCTCCGTCATCCTGCATATCATACACTCCATCTGCAAGTTTCATTTCAACTGCTTCTTGTGCACTTATCCAGTGATCGACCTCGTCAAAGAACTTTGCTGATACATCTTCTGCGCTCATTCCGCAACGTGCAGCAATCATACCTGCAAGGTTATGTTCCAGTTCCTCCATTACTGTAGCCATTCTGCGCAGGTCTGAAGCATTGCCACACGTACCTCCACTTACGCTATGAAGCATAAGCTTAGCGTACGGACTCATGTAGAGTGGTTTACCACAGAGGGCAATAATAGCGGCAATGCTGGCAGCAACACCATCAACATATATATTAATGTCTGCCGTTGAAGTGCGAAGAGCATTGTAAATGGCTATTCCGCTAAAAACATCACCTCCATTGCTATTGATGCGTACATCAATCTTATCATACTGACTTTGCAAGGCAAGTAGTTCACTGACCACTCGTCCGCTGTCTACAGGCTGACCATTACCGACCTCTCCATATAAGAGGATAGCTACAGTTCCATTACCAGGTATAATGTTGAAAAAGTTTGAACTCATTATTTCAATTTTTGATGCAAATATCATGTTTTTTCTGGGAGTAACAAAATCGTAAATTCATAGCGCAAACCGCTGATTTTATGGTGCAAACAGACAATGTTGTTATAAATAATGGATTTCAAAAAGTCCATAAAATATAAGATATTTGCAAAAGATTTAGGCAATATGACAAAGACGAATATAGACAAAAAAGGTATTGCAAAGTCTCTCTATATGGAGGGAAGTTGCACACAAGAGGAGATAGCTGCAAAAGTCGGAACTACAAGGCAGACTGTCTCTCGCTGGGTACGTGAAGGAGGTTGGGAGGAGCTGAAAGCTTCATTTACAATTACACCTGACCAGATTATAGCACAGTTCCAGCGACAGATTGTTGAAATCAACAACAATATTCAAAATCGTGAAGAAGGTAAGAGGTTTGCTACAGCACAGGAGGCTGATGCGCTTGCTAAGCTCGCTGGTGCTGTCAAAAAGTTAGAAAGTGATGTTGGTGTTGCAGACTGCATCAGTGTCGCTATGCGCTTTCTGTCTTGGCTACGTCCTCTTGATATTGATGCAGCTAAGCAGTTTAACAACCTCTTTGATGCGTTTATCAAGGATCAAATGGCAAAGGCGAAATGACACAGGAAGAAAGAATTGCATTAAGGAACTGGGAGGAATTTCATAAATCATTCACCTCTGATATGCCTGTTGAGAATGGGCTGTCAAGACGTGATATTGAACGCAGACGAAAGGAACTGGAACAAGACCCTATTAAATGGATTCAGTATTTCTTTCCCAAGTATGCTAAATATGAATTTGCACCTTTTCACGTGCGTGCAATTCGTCGTATTATAGAACACGACGAATGGTACGAAGTGCTTTCGTGGAGTCGTGAGCTGGCAAAGTCTACTGTATCTATGTTTGTCTTGATGTATCTTGCGCTCACTGGACGTAAGAAGTTCATTGTGTTAGCTTCGGCAACTATAACTTCAGCAACACGTTTACTTACACCTTTCAGACTTAATTTTGAAAACAACCCACGTATTAAGCAATTTTATGGCATTCAACAGCTTGTAGGGCAATGGACAGAAACAGACTTCACATGTCGCTGTGGTGCTAAGTTTGTTGCACTTGGTGCTGGTAGTGCTCCACGTGGTGCAAGAAACGAAGCTGTACGACCTGACGTCATCTATCTTGATGACTATGACACAGATGAGGACTGCCGCAACCCTGAAACTCTCAAAAAGAAGTGGGATTGGTTTGAAGGTGCACTCTATCCAACACGCTCTATCTCTGAGCCGACCCTGATACTTTGGTGTGGTAATATCATTGCAAAAGACTGCTGTATTGCACGTGCTGGAGCAATAGCAAAAAACTGGGATATTGTAAACATTCGCGATAAGAGTGGAAAATCTACTTGGCCTGCAAAAAACACTGAGGAGCAGATTAATACAGTTCTTGCTGGTATATCTGCAAGAGCCGTACAAGCAGAGTACTTCAACAATCCTGTTTCAGAAGGTAAGATCTTCCGTAATCTTCCATTCGGGAAAGTCCCTGCATTGTCTAAGTTTAAGTTCCTTATCGGATATGGAGACCCTGCTTATTCTGACAGCAAAAAGAAAGCGTCGTCAACAAAGTCTCTTTGGCTTATTGGCAAGTACAAAGGTGTCTACTACATCATCAAAGGTTTTTTAGGTCACGAAACAAATGCGAACTTCATTGGCTGGTACTTTGAGCTTGCCAAGTATGTAGGAGGCAAGGCTACGGTTTATTGGTATATAGAGAACAATAAACTACAAGACCCTTTCTACGAACAGGTGTTCAAGCCGCTACTACGTGAGGAACAGCAGCGACGAAAAACAACTCTTTTTATACGTAGCGATGGACGAAAGAAAGCTGATAAGGCAACACGTATAGAAGCCAACCTTGAACCGATTGACCGAAATTGTCAATGGGTATTCAATGAAGAGGAAAAAGACAACCCTATGATGCAGGAGCTTATCAACCAGTGCAAACTCTTTGAACTTAACTTACCATACCCTGCTGATGGACCTGACTCTCTTGAAGGTGGAATCACAATGTTAGATGAGAAGATGGCAGAGGTTGAACCCACTATAACTATCAGTTTTCATACAATGGATGAGCAAAATCCTTATAAGATGTGATTATGAATAACTTTATCAATATAGAAGACTACGATGCAAGTATTCACCGCGAGATACTTGATGCGCTGCTGCGTAAAGAAAGTCCAACTTATGATCCTCAGATAGTTGAGATATGTGAGGATAGAGCGGTAAGTGAGATGAGGGGGTATCTGAACAAGATTTATGATTGTAACGCCATCTTTTCCGCAAGAGGGGAAGATAGACACCCACTCATTCTCATGTTTGCGCTTGACATCGCTATCTATCATATCTTCACACAGCACAACCCTTATAAGATTGCGAAGATACGCCAGGATAGATATGAGCGTGCTATAGAATGGCTGAAAGGCGTAATGGGAGGAGACGTAACGATTGACGGTGCTCCATTGATGCCTGAAGATGAACTTAAGAACAATAGTCGTTGGCAGATACAAGCTGACGGCTTAAGACCAACATTGCTATGAACAGAAAAAAGAAAAACAGCCCTAAGCAAGGGAAAATAATACAAGGAGGAATGCTCGTTCCTCAAGGGACGAGACAGCCAGACATCGTTCTACAGATGCCTGAGATATTCATGTTTGACATGAATGCGTATATGCAATCTGTTAAGGCTGCAAGGGGAATAGATTTCTCCAATAGGGCACGCTTGTACGATATGTATGACAGTGCTTCTCTTGACCTTCACCTCTCTGGAGTCATTGCAAAACGTATGCGAGGCGTAACGAAGATTCCTATTGAGTTTAGAAGAAACGGTGTACCCTGATGATGCAATCAACAAGCAGATAAAATCACCCTGGTTCAAACAGCTGAGGAAAGACCTTGTAATGTCAGAGTTCTGGGGCTTCACACTCGTACAGTTCTATCTCAATGATGAAGGTAATATCCGTTATGACCTTATCAATCGCAAGCACTATGACCCTATACATCGTAAGCTGCTCAAGTATCAAGGTTCAATGGATGGCGTGCCTATTGATGAATTCCCTGATATGCTTTTCGTCGGTAGCGAACGTGACCTTGGTATTTATGCAGAACTTCTGCCTGCTGTACTCTATAAGCGTGGTGATATGTCTGACTGGGCACAGTTCTGTAACATCTTTGGTATGCCAGTTCGTGAGTACACTTACGATGCTGGAGACGAGGACGCACGTCGTCGTGTCATCGATGATGCACGCCGACAGGGAGCAAACGCAGCATACATTCATCCAAAAGAAAGCGAACTGAAACTTGTAGAGGCTGGTAATAAAACTGGTTCCAGCGATCTTTATAGAACTTTTGCTGAGTACTGGGACTCGAAGATGTCTATACGTGTGCTGGGAAACACGCTCACTACAGACGCTAAGTCAACAGGTACGCAGGCTCTCGGTTCTGTACACAAGGAGGAAGAGGACGAAATGAACTCCGATGATCGCGATTTCATTCTTGATATTCTCAATTATGATATGCGACCTATTTTCGCCTCACTTGGTTTCAATGTGGAAGGTGGTGAGTTCGTCTATGCGAAGAAAGACAAGATTAACCCTGCTCAGCAGATAGACATCGTCCAGAAGCTTTCCTCAATGGGGCTTCCGATTGATGACGACTACCTCTATGAAACTTTCTGTGTAGCGAAGCCTGATAACTACAAGCAGCTGAAGGAGGAGAAAGAGGCTGCAAAAGCTGCATTCAGAGAGCAACTTGGTTTACAGGTTAATGATGATGACAAAAAGAAGCAAGACAAAAACACTGATAAAACAGCGTTCAAACAACATTTGAAAAGTTTTTTCGGACTCGCCCCAGACAAAGGGGCAAACTGATGATTGATACGCTCTATTATGGTGAGCATTGCTCTTGCTCTGGGCATAGTCATTTCCACAACGAAAGCCCAGCTATCTCATTTAATGTTGTGCAGGCTTTTCTACAGAGAATCCATAACAAGCCTGAATTAGCTGAAGGCATTGATCCTGGATTATGGTCGGCTGTTGTTAAAGTTATCAACGAGGCGACTGTGGAGGGACTTTCACAGAGTAATGCTGCAAGTACACATGATGAGGAGTTTTATCGTGCTCTGCGCCATTCTAATGAGGTCTTTGCTGCATTCAAAGTACATTCATTGGCTGGAGAGGTCGCAAATAATTTGCTGGACAGTGACGGTAAACTGAAACCCTTCAGTCAATGGGTAGATGATGTAAAGGGAATCACCTCGCATCACGTCGGTGCGTGGCTTCGTACAGAGTATGACACTGCTGTTATCCGTGCACACAACGCTGCAGACTGGCGTGAGTTTGAACGCAACAAGGATATACTGCCAAACCTACGATGGATGCCGACAACTTCACCAAGTCCTGAAGGGAGTCATCGTAACTATTGGATAGCAAAGCTTACCCTGCCTATTGATGATCCTTTCTGGAACAATCATCACCCTGGCGACCGATGGAACTGTAAGTGCTCACTTGAAGCTACTGATGACCCTGTAAATCGTCCTGCAGATATGGATGCTCCTCTGCCACAAAAAGGACTTGAAAATAACCCGGGTAAAGATGGGCATATATTCAACGACACTCATCCGTATTTTCCTGATAAGTGTAGTCAATGTTCTTTTTATAAACCTGGTATTAAAGGGCGGATTACGACCCTCTTCATGAATAGGAAGAAGGATTGTTATAATTGTCCTTATGTAGATGCTGCCATTCCATCTGAACAAAGAGAACAGAGACGAAATGAATATCTTGAATATAAAGATAATCCTTTATACAAAGATGTGGAGTTTGATGCCAAGAGTTCTGGACTTAAAGCGACACATGTTGAACATAGCTTTGATAAGAAAAAAGGATGGTATGAGACAACTGTTCAAGAGGTTGGCTTTCAGAATGGGCATAAAGTAGTTTTGGAAAAGGAGGATCATACTGTATTATTTAAGAAGAATACAGAAGGAACTTGGGATAATATGTTGTTTGAAATTGCTGGTGCAGAAACGGGTACTTCAAATAACATTAGACAAGCTTTGAAACATTGTGCATCGAAGCCTAATACAGAAGTCGCAGTATTGCTATTCCCAAATGATAATTTTAATTATTCCATCTTTGAAGAAGGATATAATAAATTTTATGGACTGAGAGGAACTTCACAATATCGAAAGTTTAAAGTGATATATTGTCTCAATAATAAGGGAATATTGCCAATAAAAAAACCAGAGTAAACACTCTGGCTGGAATGGAGGACGTGTCCTAATAGGGATTAAACGCTCCCTCCACACCACAAATGTAGATATTTATTTTCATTCCACAAAATAAAAAACGAAGAAAATTATATTATGGATGCAAAAGAAATAGAAAGGCGTATCTCACGTGTCAAAGATGAGATACAAAAGGAGGTGACGGATAGACTTCCTCGAAAGGTCGGTGTCGTGGCTGCAAACCACTTCAAGCAGAATTTCCGAGATGGTGGCTTCACGGATGGAGGAGTTCACCAATGGAAACGTACGAAACGACAGGACGGCAATACGACGGATGCAAAATACTCTCCTCTTACCTCTCGACGCAATCATCTTATGCGTTCAATACAGAGTGAAACATCACCAGGGCAAGTTACGATATCCAATCCTGTGCCTTACGCAGCTGTTCACAATGAAGGTGGTACTATCAATACGCATCCAACTATTACAAAGCGTATGCGTCGTATGGCATGGGCTAAGGTGTATGCACTATCAGGCGTGAAAGGCAAAGGGAAACTTCCAAAAGACTTACCTTCTGGAGCTAAGATGTGGAAGGCTCTCGCACTCACGAAAAAGACAAAGCTTAATATCACTGCACGCATTCCACGCCGTCAGTTCATTGGTGATAGCCGTGAGCTGACAGCAAAAATTAACAAGATGCTTGATGAGAGCATAGAGAAAATAAAAGAACTTGTAAGTAGAACATAAATATGGAACAGACACTCTGCCAACTGATAGACTTTCTTAAAGAGAAAATGCCGTCGCTTTCCGTCATTGACGAAGACTACGGACAACTTGAAAATATAGAGGACGAAGATACTGATATGTATCCACTAACGTTCCCTGCAGTACTTATAGAAGAGGCGCAGACTGAATGGAGCGATATAGGACAGCTTGCACAGAAAGGAACTTGTAGGCTTCGCATCCGTCTTATCATAGACTGCTATGATGACACTCACGCAACGAGTGGAACCACACAGGCTGTCAGAGAGCGTAATGAAATGCGACACCAATTGCACCAGCTACTACAGGGAACCTGTCTTGGCGCTGGTGCTCCTTTGATACGCAAGTCTTCCAAGTTCTTTACTTGGAAGCACGGAATAAAAGTGTATGAGATGATGTACGAGTGTACAGTGTCAGAATTGGTTAAGGAAACAAGGACGGTTCAGAAACCTTCTTTACGCGTGAAGATGGGCGTGAAGGTGTAACACGGAAGCCTGTGAAGAGCGGTGCTTTCATCTGTTTTCCATCTACCGTCTCACCACGTTTAATCATATCACGAATGATATGCAGCACACGGCTTTCAGACAGGTAAAACTCTTCATTGGAAAGAATGCGGATAGTATCATCGAAACGGAGGCGCCGTTCCTCTGTCCAGTAGAAGTAACGCTCAAATAACCTTCTGTTGCGTGCTTCTATCAGTTTACTATCTCTTCCTTTACTCATATCTGCAAAATTAACAAATAATCATCTTATTTGCAAGTATTTACACCTTTTTATCTGCTTACTACAAATAAAAACCGCCCAAATGTGTGTTCGTACACACTAATGGACGGTTTTATTCTTAAACAGGAGTTAGTTAATGATTTTTATCTCTTATAACCTACAGAAGCTTGGTTCTACGCGTTCCCAAACATTGGTCTTTGGATTCTTCTGATAGAAGTAGTAGTTGATAGCGTTCTTCTGAACCACATTTGCCTCCTTGAAAAGCGTCATAATCTCTGAATACTCACTATCGAACTTATCCTCCAACTCATACAGCTTAGAGATGCTCTTGTAGTCGAGGTCTCCAGCCTTATTGCGCTCAAGCAGTGTCATTGCCATCTGATACATTGGATCGTCCGAACCTTTCTCGCTTTGCTTCATATAACGCTTGAGATAGTCGATTAGACGCTCTGCTGCAAGGTCTGCACGCTCATCAAAGCCTTTCACCTTATTACTTGAGATTTCAAGACGGAAATCGCCATCAGTAATCGTGTAGCTTCGCTGGTCGTTCTTGCGAACCTGACCATAATCACGCATCACACTTACGAAACTCTCTACCTCTCCTTGCAGCCAGTCGTGGAATCCACGCACGTCAGTCACGATACGTGTTAAGCGTTGCCACACATCGTGCATCATTTCAGCACGTAGCCCCTCGTAGGTCTCACGGCGTTCAATGCGACTCTGCTTTTCTTCGTTCTGCAACTCAGCGAGTAGCTTAGCACGCTCTTCTTTACTTAGATTCTTAATGTTTACCATATTAATCTGTTTTTTGCTTACGGATGATCATTCTTATTTTTGTATTCAAAGCATTGAGATCATCCACTGTCAATGCTCTAAAAGATTTACCTGCTATTCGTGGGTCTTTACAGAAAGCATCCACACGGTTCCAGTCTGTTGTGTCTATTCCGTATATCTGCAGCTGATGTAGAACTCCGCTACGTGCCTTGCGTAGGATGTCATACTGCTTGCGTCTTCGCTCGTCATAGCCCGTAATATCCTCCCATCTGTCTACACATAGCATCATACTCTTTTGCTGACATCTGATGAAGGTGTACTGTTCTGTTTTGTGTGAACTGATAGACCAGCGTTTCCTTGTCAGCACCAGGCATCTTTTTTAGCAGGGTATAAAACCGTGCGTAGTTCCCGACTGCTCCCATAGCTTTTCCTCCTTCCAATCTTTATACGCCTTACGACCAGAAGCAACAGCCTCTGTAAGATCATCGCTAAGGTCACTTTGACCGAACAATGGTATGCCGTGTACGCTCACATATAGCTCACCATTAAATTCCATTACTTGTACGGCTTCACGTGCCTCTGCATCGAGCCGTGCCTGTCGTTTGTTCTGCATTCTGTCGGCACGTTCCTCATGCCATGTTTGCAATCTCTTCTTGAGTTTGTCTAAAAATGTTGCCATAATCTTTTTTGTTTTAGTTGACAAGTTTACGGGTTTACAAGTTGACATGTTAATAGTACTGATAACTCATTCACTCGTCTACTCGTTTACTTACTGATATAATATGTTTGAATTAATTTTCCGTTTCGTTTGATAAGCAGTTGGGTCTGACCTTCTTCTCTCATAAGGTAGGTGCTTATATCACTTTTCACTGCTATGTCTTTGCGAACATACAACTTAGATATAAACCAGTCTATAAAGTCTTTCAACTGCTTCCATTCCTCTTCAGTATCTTCTATTCCTCGCAAAGAGTATGTATTACTGATAGCCATCTGTAGCTTTAGCAGCCACATCGGTTTGTCGTTCGGACAGACAGACTTGTATCTTAACATTTCCATAACTACTCTTTTGAAGCCTTCCACACAACATTAATCACTGCATCAAGCTTACCACTACCTTCACATATTGGGCACTTTAACTTGTATCTCTCTTGCCAGTCGTCTTCCTGCCAACGGTATCCGTTCCCTTGACAGTAGGGGCAAATGTGCCCTTGACTCTCGACTTGGTCTGTCATCCTACCACCAGGAGTCACCAGACCAGGACTAATCTCAATAAATCGTCTCTCCTTACTCAT